CTTCTAAATATCCATCCTTCTCTACATAAATCTTAGCATTTGAAATCGCATTACCTTTATAATTGGTATGTCCCATTGTGAACTTACCCAAAAATTCTTGTAGATGTTTTACAAACATTAAACCCCCTTCTATCATTTAAATCTGAAATCTGTTGAGCCAACTTTTTATTGTCCTCTCTTAATTCTCTGTTTTCCCTCTGATAAGTATCATTAGTTTCTAATGAAATTGACAAAGACCTCTCTAAGTCTTCTACCCTTTTCTTTAGCTCTCTCATCTCAGGAGAATTATTTCCAATTCCTTTGATGATCGACAGCTCTCCCTCTGCCTCTCTTACCTGTTCTCTAAGTTTGCCATTTAATTCTCTGTGAGAAGATTCTATAATTTTAATATTAGAAATTTCTTCTGTTAATCTATCAATGTCGTTGCGGTACTGATCAATTAAAAGAGTTAAATCGTGAGATCCTCTGTATTCTTCCGTTTCATCTTTCATATTGACTTTATAGGATAGTTACCTTAAATTGTCAAATATGAATTTTTTAATATGGCATCTATTAGCCATACTATCTGTTATGGGTTGCAGCTTTATAATTGGATACAGCATAGGAAGGAAAAATGGGAGTTCCAAAAAGATTAACTGAAATGCAAAAGAGATTCGCAGAGTTCATCGTATTTGGTGGACCTGACGGACCAGTCTCACAAGGAGAAGCAGCTAAACTAGCTGGCTATTCTGAAAAAAGATGCAGACAAGAAGGGTCTGAGCTAATGAATCCTCGACTATCACCCTTGGTGGCAACCTACATTGGAAAACTAAAAGAAGAAAGATTAAAAAAATTTGAAGTCAGCTATGAAGGACACGTAGCTGAATTAGCACGTATTAAAGAATTAGCTTTAAAGAAGGGCTCTTTCTCTTCTGCTGTAAACGCTGAAACAAATCGAGGAAAGGCTGCAGGATTATACATAGAAAGAAAAATAATAAAAACAGGTAAATTAGAGGATATGACAGAAGAACAATTAGAAGCAAAGATGAAACAAATCCTAGACGACTACGCACCTCTTTTAAATGCCCAGACTGTGGAGAGTGAAGCAATTGAACCACCTAAATCTTCTGGATCTTCTTCACGACAGACATCGGAATCATCGTCCGATCCCCAAAAGTAAAACTACCATCATCATCTTTGTCATAAGAAGCAAACAACTTAATTGCATATCTATCTTTGTTATACATCCAACCTTCGTTAACTGGGAAACTTAACTTCATCTGATCAAATTCTTTATTACTAGCCCAGCCCGAATCGCTCAAGATATCAATCCACTCCACTCGGACTTTAGGAAAAGGCAGCTCGGGAGCTGTGTGAGTCACGACTTGTTTTCTTCTTTTCTTAGGCATGTCACCTTTTAACATACTATAAGAGATCTGAAAAGTTTTCAATTTTTTGAAAAAAGTTCTCGCGCGCGCGCGTAGCCCTTCCTAGAATTGCTATAAAGGACAAAATAATTTGTCTACCTAAACAAAAAATGTCGTATAATTTGTCTACCCTAAAGTCAATAAAATCAATACTTCTAGACTAAAACGACAAAAAGACACTTTTTTTAGTTACTTTTTTTATTTTTTTTTTTAAAACTTTTTAGATCTCTTATACACAGACCTTTGGTCTAATTTGTACCATAATATTGCCGCAATGTTGCCATATTCTCTTTAGCATCTGCAACTTTATGTAACAATTTGTCAATTTCACCTGTGATATTAGTGTGATCTACAATTACAGGTTGTTGTGACGTCATGAGCATATCTATCTTCAGCAGGGCGTCTTCCATGTCCGCTTGATATTTAAGTATTAATGCTTTGTATATTTGCTCTCTCATTTATCCTCCTTTATACTGTAATCCATTCTCTGGTCTCTATTTGAAAATCTTTTTTCTTTAACTCTTCTCGTGTCAGTGAAATGCTCATTGGAAAACTACAACTTAATCTTTTATCGGTCAACGTGGTTATGCTGTGATCTACACCAGCTGGTATAAAGACATAATCACCCGGTTCTAGAATAAGTTCTATCTCTTCTTCCAGAAACACATTTACTTTCACTTCTCCTACACACATAACTATAAAGTTATGGGCTGTATCTTTATGCTTCCTTAGACCTTCAGCTCCTTTTTTTAATGAAAAGAAGATATGACAATCAGCTGGTAGTTTAAAAATTTTCTCCAGTTCATGACAGGTCTGGTTTATTTTCTTACTGGCTCGACTGGCATCAGCCAAGTAGCATGTATCTTGTTGTATTAATTTTTTAATAACTGAAATGGGCCATGATCCGGGGTCCGTGGTCCATGGTGAATTATTCCACTTATGCTGTTCGTGATTAGTAGGAAAAATGCATCGCCTTTGAGTCATGAAGGGCCGAAGGTTCACTAAGGATTCTAGTTCTTTAAAAGAATAAAGATCCTTTCTATACTTTCCAAATCTAAATTGGATGGGTAATAATTTTTTAAACATCTTGAGTCTTTTTCCATTTATTATAGCCTTTAAGCCATTCTCTTTGTTTACGTTCCTCGGTTTGTCTTCGTGACTCTTGATAAGATTCTTCCAATTCTTTCTTTTCTCTTTCAGCTTCCTCTAAAAAATCTCTTTTAACTTCAACTTTATCCATCTCCCATCGAGTAATAATATCACTAATTCTTTGAAATGGATAATTTCGCGCTACCATGTCGTCGCGGTAGGCTCTTAACTCTTTTAATAATTTTTCTATATCCCGACTCATTTTTTCTTTAATGATTCTCCAAACGTGCCTCTAAAGCCCCATGATCCATGATGCGTGGTCCATGAGTCCAGATTCGCATAAATCTTAATACTAGCGCGTCTTACCAGCTCACAGAAGGCCAAATCTTCACCCTTCCAGGTATGGTCCTTAAAATCAGTATCCCAAAAGTTATACATATACTTCTCGGTCGCTCCTTTAGATCCAATTTCTATGTCCATTTTATCTTGGTGTTCCTTATTAAATTTAATTTTTTTATTCGGATATTTAGCCATTAACGTTTTAAACACCACTCGATTAATCAACATCAATCCAGCAGGAGCAGACTTTAACTCAACTAAATCGAAGGGTAAAATTTTTATATTATGAGGGTCGGGAAATTCCACAGGATACTTAGTTTTTAAAGGATTCTCTTTTAACCGGTAAGGAGTTACAACAATATCTTTTTGAGGGACCAACATTCTAAGCGGTGCCTCCGGGGAGAATTCTATATCAGCATCGACACACAACATATAATCATACTCAGACGCCATGAATCCTGCAGTCAATAAGTTCCTCGCATGAGTCACGAGTGATGACTTTACAGATTTAAAGCGACATTCGATTCCTGCTTTAGCAAGGATAGCATAAGTATTTAATATACTAACACAAGTTTCAACCTTCATGGTGTCATAGCACGGCATTGCAATAAATACTTTAGGTTTAGGTTTAGGCTCCATTGAAAAAATCCTCCGGGTTCATAGGTTTAGATAATTTCTTATCACTGAATTGTTGTTCGTGGTAAATGTTTAATCTCTTTAAAAACTTATGTTTCCATGAACGTAAATCAGCGTCTTGAAACTTGAATTCTTGGTAATATAGGTCAGGAGTACAGACCATAATAATTCCTTGTTTAATTTCTGATTGATAAACATGATCGTGTGCCATACAATACGCGGCGATTTGTAAAAAATAATCATCAATCCACTCAATTCTCTTCGGGCGATTTGCTTGCTTAAAGTCTATGATAGTGTCCATCCCGTTGTGATTACAAACGAGATCAGTGCTCCCAGCATAAAGGCCAGGATAATATAATGTAACTTCAGAGCCGTAATACTCTTCAACAGGAAGTAACCCTTCTTCAATAATTTTTTGGGCCATGGGCTTCGCCGCTTGTCCGATCCCTGTAAGATCATCGTAGCCAACTCCTTGTATATGAGATTCCAAGAATTTATGCATACTTGTCCCCCGCCTACTAGATAGATTTTTGATTCGCTCTGCTTCTGTTTCTCCAACTTTGGCCTTCCAATCTTTTAGAAATTTTTGATCTTTTGTTTTGCCCAATATCGTAGTTACAGAAGGAAGTCTAGAACCATTTATATCATAGATCCGTGATCCTTGGTCCGTGTGCGCTGTACCAGTGATGTATTTATACTTATCGTTTTTTTTCATTTTTTA